CCAAGCAACCCGCCCGCGTCACCGAGCGCACCATCCGCTCCTGGGTCGCCCGCAAGCACCTTGCCCACACCGGCCTGGACGACGCCGGGCAGCAGCTCTTCCGCCTCGCCGACGTCGCTCGCGCCGAGCTCGCCACCCGCCGCCACGCCCTGCGCATGGTCGGCATCACTACGACCTGACGACGTCACAGCTACGCCACGGAACGGTCACCCCCGGTACGGCAAACCGGGCGTACGGGCAGCATCACCCGCATGCATAGACACATCACCACCGCCGCCCTCGCGGCCGCCGCTCTGCTCGCGCTTACCGCCTGCAGCAGCAGCGATGACGCCACGGCGGCCAGCAGCTCCACACCGAGCAGCGTCACCTCCAGCATCGAGGCAGCCGCCGGCCTCCCCGCAGCACCCGACGCAGCCACGCGCGTTGCGATCCTGGCCGCTCTCAAGACCATCGACCCGAGCCTGGTCACCGACGAGGACAAGGCCGTCGACAGCGCCCGCAACCAGTGCTCCACCATCACCGGCGGCGGCAACGCCACGGCGAGCGCGCAGGCCCGCTTCTCCACCAGCGACCACCAGGTCACCGAGGCCGAAGCCCAGGCCATCAACACCACGCTCAAGGCGCTGCTCTGCACCAAGTCCTGACCCCCGCTCACCCGGCCCGGCCGCTGCTACCAGCGTGGCCGGGCCGACGCATGTCCCGGCATCGAAAGAGAGGCAGCCCCATGGCCACCACCACCCGCGCAAAGTTCCGCTGCACGACCGTCGAACAGACCAGCAGCGAACCCACCGAGGTACAGCGCTACACCCCGGGCGAAGAGCCGTCCACGTACCTCACGTGGCCCCGTGTGTTCCGCTTCTCAGCGACGTACGACGAGAGCGTGCCGGAAGACCAGCGCTACGCCCAGGCCACACCGATCGGCAACATCGAGATGCGGGTCGACAACCCGGCCGTCAGTTTCGAGCCCGGCAAGGCGTACTACCTCGACTTCACCCCGGCCGACTAAAGCCCCACACCGTGGCCGGCCGCGCAGACCTCACCTCGTACGACTACCGCAAGGTCCGCGGCCGCGTCCTCGCCGAGTCCGACGTGTGCATCGTCTGCGGCCACACCGGAGCCGACGAGGCAGACCACGTCATCCCCGTCAGCAGGGGCGGCGCCAAGACCGACCCCGACAACCTCGCGCCCATCCACGGCATCAACAAGTGCCCGACCTGCCTGAGGAACTGCAACGGCGAGAAGAGCAACAAGCCGCTCAGCGAGGTCACCCGGCTCGTCACCTCCATCGACTGGTTCGCCGGACCCTGAGCGGAGGAGACGGCCATGGCCGAGAGCATGCGCCAAACGATCATCAGCGCACTCCGAGACCTGGCCCCGCAGTGCCCGGTCGGCCGCATCTGGGGACGGCTCGCAGACGCCACGCCCGAGCAAGCCCAGGAGGGCAACGCATGGGCGGCAGACCCTGAGGACATCGCGGATCTCCTGCTCACCGTCATCACCGACCGCATGCGCGACGAGATCGGCGTGGACGACTGCTCCTGCGGTGGCTGCGATGCCTGCTGCCAACATGCCCTGATCGACTGGCTCACCGACCCCTGACAGGAGGAGGTCACCATGGTGAACCTCGGCTCCATCACCCACCTGGAGATCGACGGCCAGGACATGAGCGCCCACATCCAAACGGACCCGGACGAGGGCACGGTGTGCCACCTCTACGTACCGCCCACAGGCAAGATCGAGGACTCGGGCTGCTGCGCCCGGTGCGGCATGTACGACTGGCGGCACACGGGGCCAGGGCCGGAGGACATCGCCACCTGGCTCAAGGACCCGGCCAACCACCAGGCCGTCGCCGCAGTGCTGCGCACCGAGGCACGCCGTGACCGGGCCTGGTGGGACCAGGAGCTGCGCCGGATGGCGCGCGTCTACGGCCACGGCCGCCTCGACCGAGTCGTCGGCGGCTAACGAACGGAGAACCGATGGCCACCGCAGCAGACATCACCGTGAGCGTCACCGGCGACCAGCTCACGAAGGCACAGCTCATGGCCCTCGAATGGATGGAGCGCGCTGAGATCGCCGAGAACGCAGCGCACAACGTCATCACGCACGAGCGCCACAAGGAGGGCTGGCCCGACCTCGCCAATGCGCACCGCGCGGAGGCAGACCGCGCCATGACGTTCGCCCGGGCCTGGGCACGCGTAGCCACCGCACTACAGCCACGCCCGGAGCCAGTGCCAGGCGAGCTGCTCACGCTCGATGTCCACGGCGCGCACTGCGGTCATCAGAGCGACATCACCACGTACGACGACGCGGCCGCCGGCCTCCAGCGCCTCCACTGCGACACGTGCAGCATCGAATACTCCATGCCTGCCGACAAGCCAGGTCGCTGACCTGCCGGTTCTTTTGAGCGGGGCGCTTCCCAGCCCCGCGCCCAGCTTTTATTTTTCTCTCCCCGGGGCGCCAGCCGCCCGAAATGGCGATGATGGCGATCGCCGGGACGGAGGCGGTCATGGCGACCAGGGCCTTGGAGCTCGGTCCGATCGGGCAGCACGTCGCCGATAGCCTCGGCAGGCTCCGGCGCGACCGCGGCCTGGAGCAGGCCGACCTCGCCGACCTCGTCACCGAGGCGGGGCGGCCGATGAGCGCGAGCATCCTGTCCAAGATCGAGGCCGGACGCCGGCGCATCGACGTCGACGACCTGGTCGCCATCGCGGCCGCTCTGGACGTCAACCCGTCCTTGCTCCTGCTCACCCCGACCGCCGAGCCCGAACCGATGCGGGAGCCGGGCGGGGAACGCCCCAGCCCGGTCGGTGACGCCGTCCGCGAGGACATCGAGGCCCTGGGCGACCTGGTCGGCCTCGAGCCGTCCCTCGCCGAGCTCGCGCACACCCTGGCCCGTCAGATCGACCACGGGTGCGGCGAGTTCGATCCTCCGCTGACCGCCCTGACGAAGGAGCTGCGGGCGACGCTCAAGGAGCTGTGGGCCCAGAGGCCGGCGAAGGACTCCGATGACGACCTCGACGACCTGGCGACCCCCGAGTAGCTTCGCCCTCCAGTTGCAGGAGCTGTACGGCCTCGACTGCCCCCCTCTGTGGGGACCGCCGCGGCGCCTGGAGTTCCCGACGCTGGGCGGCAAGGTCGCGCTGGTCATGGAGCGGCTCGGCTACCCGCAGATGCCGTGGCAGCGCTACGTCGCCGACGTCGCGCTCGAGATCGACCCGGCGACCGGGCTGTTCGCCTACCGCGAGGTCGGCCTGTCCGTACCCCGGCAGCAGGGCAAGACGCAGGAGCTCCTGGGCGTCAAGGTCCACCGCGCCATGGCGTGGCCCCGGCAGAACATCGTCTACGCCGCACAGACCCGGGGCATGGCCCGCACGCGCTTCGAGGACGAGTTCATTCCCACCCTGGACGCGTCCCCCCTGCACAGCCGGTACCGCACCCGGATGTCGAACGGGAACGAAGCGATCCTGTGGGGATCGACCCGCTCGAAGATCGGCATCACCAGCAACACGGAGAAGGCTGGCCACGGCCCCGCGCTGGACCTCGGCATGATCGACGAGGCCTTTGCCCATGAGGACGACCGAGTCGAGCAGGCCATGTCCCCGGCGATGCTGACCAAGAAGATGGCCCAGCTGTGGTGGGCGTCCGCCGGCGGCACCGAGAAGAGCGTCTGGCTGAACAAGAAGCGTGAGACCGGCCGGGCGATCATCGAGCGGCTCTGGGAGACCGGCGAGTTCACGCGGGTCTGCTACTTCGAATGGTTCGCTCCGGACGAGCTGCCGCGCGATGACCCGGCGACGTGGCGGATGTGCATGCCCGCGCTCGGTCACACGGTGACCGAGGACATCATCCGTGCCGAGCTGGAGAAGATGGCCGGCGACCCGTCCGCGTTCGACCGGGCGTACCTGAACCGTACGCGCAAGCAAGTGCCGGTGCAGGACCCGAACGTGCCGGTGAAGGCGTGGCCCGGGCTCGTCGACGCGGAGTCGCGCAAGGGCGCCGAGGTGGCGTTCGCCGTCGACGTGTCGCAGGACCGGGCATGGTCGACGATCGCGGTCGCCTCGGTGCGTGAGGACGGCCGCGTGCACCTGGAGGTGGTGGCGCGGCGGCCGGGCACGGACTGGGTGGTGCCCGCCCTGCAGAAGCTGACCAGGATCTGGAAGCCAGTGGCGGTCGCGGTGGCGTCCGCCGGCTCCCCGGCCGCGTCGCTCATCGATGACCTGATCGCCGCAGGCATCGACGCCCCGAAGGACAAGGAGCACCCGGAGCGCGGCGACCTGGCGGTCATGCGCACCGGCGACATCGTCGAGGCCTGTGGGCAACTGGCCGATGCGATCAACCAGTCCACCGCCGTGCATCTGGACCAGGTGCCGCTCACCGCGGCGGTGAACGGCGCGAGGACGCGGCGCGTCGGTGACGCCTGGGTCCTGGACCGTACGGCGTCACTGGTCGACGTCTCGCCGCTGTGCGCGGTGACGTTCGCCCGCTGGGCGCTGCTGACACGCCTGCCCGCTCTCCAGGAGGACTACGACGTCCTGGACTCCGTCTACTGAAAGGAGCGGTGGTGCGCGAGCTTGTGACAACGCTGCTCGACCTTGTGGGACTGCTGCTGCTGGCGGCAGGCGCGTGCGCTGCCCTGTATCCGCTGATCGGCTGGGCGGCGCTTGGTGCCGCTGGGCTCGTCGTCCTCACGGGGTCGGTGCTGGCGGCCCGGCCGCGCCGGCGGAAGGGCGGCACGTCATGAGCCTTTGGTACCAGCGTGCCTACCCCGGACAGAGTGCGGACCAGCTCATCCCCCAGCGGTCGGAAGGACGGCGCGGGGCGGCGGTCGTGACCAGCGAGACGGCGCTGCGGCACAGCGCGGTGTGGGCGTGCCTGCGGCTGCGGGCCAACCTCGTCTCGACGATGCCGCTGGACCTGTACCGGCGCGTCAACGGCGTGCAGATCGAGGTGCCCAAGCCCCCGGTGCTGATCACCCCGGGCGGCACCGTGGGGATGCTGGAGTGGCTGTACTCCACCCAGTTCGACCTCGACCGGGGCGGCAACTGCTTCGGGCTCATCCTCGCCAAGGACGGCCTGGGCTTCCCCGCGGTGATCAAGCTGGTGCCGCTGGCGGATGTGACCGTCCGGATGATTAAGGGGAAGCTGACCTACAAGATCGGCGGGGTGGTGTACCAGCCGGAGGAGGTCTGGCACGAGAAGCAGTACACCGTCGCGGGCCTCGAGGTAGGTCTGTCGCCGATCGCGTACGCCGCGTGGTCCATCGGCGAGTACCTGTCCATCCAGCAGTTCGCCCTCAACTGGTTCGGCAACGGCGCGGTCCCGTCCGCGCACTTGAAGAACACCGCGAAGACGATCGACCCGGGCAAGGCGGAGGAGACGAAGCGGCGCTTCAAGGCCTCGACCGCCGACGGCGATCTGTTCGTGACGGGCAACGACTGGGAGTACAAGATGATCCAGGCGGAGGCCGCCGGCGCCGACTGGATCGAAGGCAAGCGGGCCACCTCCACCGACATCGCCCGGTACTTCGACTGCCCCGGCGACCTCATCGAAGCCGCCGTGTCCGGCAGCTCGATGACCTACGCCAACATCACCCAGAGGAACT